CCAGCCATGGCGCCGATTAGCACCCACAGGTAATTTGCACTGGCCTGCACAGCCGCGATGAGCTGGTGCGAATGTACGGCATCATTCCAGCCGGAAATCACGCCGCTCAGGTTTTGCGACAACACCTCGTAGGAACCGTTCGGCGATGGCATATCATAGGCCACAAAAGCCGTGGGTTGACCAAAGCTTTGCGCCACGGTGTAAAACTTGCTGCCGCGTTTGCACCACACCCGGCCTATGCCGAAATTTGAGCTGTGATTGAAAAAATGGCCACCGGAAACCTGACCAGCGTAGAACCACGAATCGTTCCACGGCGTGCCGCCGATGTTCAGATCGGGGTTGATGTTGGTCAGCACGACAAAATAACTCTTCTCGTCGCTTTTGCCGTTAATGCCGGCCTGCGCCGTTTGAGTAGCGCTAAAATTAGCCGTTCTGGCGCCAAGCGGAATGGCATCATCGGTGATATCGGTAAGCGAACACGCCGCCGCAGTGCCCTGTAGGAGATACCACTTCTGCGGGGTGTCGACCGGATACGGACTCGCCAACCCGCTCTGCAATGATGCCGTGTGCCAAAAGCTACCATCGGGGGCGACGTAGTTCATCTCACCGGCATCGTTGCCCGTCAGATCGCCAAAGCCGTTACTGTCGTAACAACACACCACAGGCAAGTCTTGCGCCGACGGCGTGGGATCAGGGCAAGCCGGAGGCGGAGGCGGAAAGGGCTCGATGGGCGTGAAAAATACTTCGGCATCGGGATAAGTGTCGCACATCCAACGGTCGCCGACATGGAGATTGCCAACGACGTTCATCACCTCGGCAGGAAACGGGAGAAGTTGCTTTATCTCAATTCTGGCAAACGGATCGGCGCCCATGTTGATGATGCACTTTTTACCGCGCTGCAAGGGCACCTGTTGATCCATGGGCACGTAGGGCTTGCGGTACACTAGCTGCTCACCCAGCCACGTGGACTCGCTGGGCTCATTGATATTGACCTGATAGGCGCGCAGTCTCAGGCCAAGCGCGCGTCTGATCCTGATGCCGATATCGGCATAATATCGGGCGATAAACGGCCCGCCGGCTTCCGATGTCACCACGGGCTCGACGGGAACCAACGTGGCGTCATAACCCAGTCCGACTTCGGCGACGGCAACGGTTAACGGCGGATCAAGGGTAATCTGACCGCCGGTGACAACTGCGGTGCTCTGCACTTCGAGATTTGCATCGAGTTCGGCGTTGAACAGCATGCCATCGCCGATAACCCATACGGTCTGGCCTTCGAGATGATCTAATCCGCTGACGACAAAATTAGTATCGGGTTGCGCCAACACGGCGGAATCCGTGTGCAGGTCGTTCCACTCTCGACCGCTACGTCCATGATCGGGCTCGAAAAATTCCACGAAGACGCCATTGTCTCTCTCGACGATGGCCCACCACCAGTCCTTCCCGCTAGAGCCCCGTGGAATTACGCACATGGTTTTGATTTCGCCTTGGGTAACAATGCGCGACCAACCGATTACGCTTTCCTGGGCTTCGTAAATGCACGCGCACAGCGTGCCGTCGTTCCTCACGGCAAAAATAAAACTGTCGGGCTGCGTGGCGCGATGAATCTCAGTGAAGAAATAACCGTCGTTGAGATGATCGGCTAAGCGCAAGAGCTTTGGCGACTTAAAGGCGTCATCGCTGAAATTGTAAGACAGCTCCAAGATTTCGCGCTGGCCGTCCTGTACGTGGATCAGCGATGAGCCCACACGCAGGGGAGCAATGCGCGCGCTACCGTTGGGATCGATAGGCGACGCCTTGAACGACGACGGTGTCAGGGCGCCGTTCTGCGCCGTGGCCGTAATCTCGAAGATTCCGCTGCCCGTGGCCACCTTGAGGGTTTTATAGCCCTTAATCCAAACGATAACGTCGACGTCGTCATCGCTCAACGTGCGCTGGATGGCGTCGTCGGCGTTTGCGCCGCGGGCGAAGTTTTCGTAATCGCCACTACGACTGCCGTTTATCGTCAGACCCTTGCACAGCCACAAGCGTTCCTCGAAAAAGCAGCCGCAACTGGGATGACCTAGAGTTGCGCTCCACGCCGGCACTTCTAAAGACCATGCTCGCGTCGGCGCGGGATCATCGCTGACCACGTCCTTGAGCGTTGCCCGGATCAAAATGTTGACCTGCGTGGCGTCGAGGACTTGAATTATTTTTCCGCTGCCACCGTAGATGGATATAAACTTGCCCAGGTCTGAGGAGCGAAACATGGCCACCGAATATCCCGGCGAGAATAACGTCACCACCTGGCCCACGTCCTTGATCGCCGGTGCGATGTCGAGTTGGGCCTGCGGCGATAACCGCAATCGCCAATCGGTAGCAGCTATCGGACCCACGGAGGCAAAGTCGTCGATGATGTCGACGCTGACCTGCGTGCCGGAAATAATTGACTTGATCGTTGCGCGTCCGGCGCCCGACACTATGAGTCTGCCTATGTCACCGGGTAGCCAACCGCTACCCGACGTTGTCGCCGTGACGGCGTTACCCGTCGTCGCGGCCAGGGTTAGCGTGCCAAATCCGAGATTGGCGCCGGTGGGTTCCTCTTCGATGGTTGCTGGCGGGTCGAAATTTACCTCGTTAATCACAAACGTGTTCTGCGTGGTGCGCACGAGCTTATGCACGGGATAGAAGCGGTGCAGCAGATACATGACATCCACAGATTGCACGTACATGAGTTGGCCAAGATGGGCAGAATCGTAAGGCGTGACGACTTCGACTCGGCGCGCCGCCGTGCCGGCAACAGCGACCGTGCCGGGAGCCGTCGAGCCCGACAGTTCAAACGTATTCAAAGCAGCGTTCGCCACCGTCCAATAGCGGTTGTCCAGACTATCTATTCCCGTGCCATCGATAAACACCGAGTCACCGTTGACAAAGCCATGTGCGGGAGCAAAAACGATAACCGGAGTGGTATTCGTGGTGGTGACGATGGCAACTGGGATTTCGTTCAGCGGTTCGCCGTTGAAAAAAAACCGCATGTATTCGTGGCCGGCCTCGATGGCATACGCAGCCGTGCGCGAGGCCACGAAATCAATCAGTCTCTTTTCGGGATGGTCGGCAACAAATTTGGTTTCGATAACGAACTGCGTACCGCAGCGCACATAGGCGCCGCCCAACACAAGCGGAAGAAAGTTTTCCAGCGTCTCGCAGGCCGCCAGATATTTATTCTGATCCTGGCGTCCGGTGTACCGCGGCGAGACCTCGCCCGCGTTTACGGCGTGGTGAATGACAACGAAGTTGCCGCCCATTGTCAGAAGTTCCTAACAGTGACCATGTCTCGACTGTAAACTTTTTCGATACCGCCTTCGGCTTCGTCGGCGCCTACGGCTTCCTCGATCTTCCCGCGGTACATCTCCCATAGACTGGTCAGAAATTTAAGATCGCGGGCAAAGGCGATGGCAAATTCAACCGAAAGACGCGTCGCACAAGCATAGAACAGCAGCGAATCGAAACGATTCACGTCTTGCAAATCCGTGGTGTAGACGATCTTTGCGTTGACCACATCTGTCAACAACAATCCCTTACCGTCTTCGTCGAGTTCTACCGAATACGGTTGCGCGCGGTCCTCATCGCTTCTGCCCACAAATCTACGCATCGCAAGTAAGTCCGTTGGTAGTCGATACGAATACTGCCATTCACCCATGCTGTGGTCATCCGGCAGCAGGTTCGGCGCGCAGCGCCGCCGCGCACAATTCCAATCATTAGAGCGCAGAACGGCGCGCTTGACCAACGGCAGATGAATAATAGCCGTTTGAATGACTTTCGAATTCACCGTGTTGTCCAGCGAGACGATCTTGTCCTGACCGATCCCGGTGAGAGCCGCATTGACCAAATCAGTATCGGTAGCCACGGCTGTTCTTCTCCTCTTCGGCTTTGCGCAAACCACCCTCAGCGCCTACTGCCATTTTAACCGGCTTCGAACCCAAAACATTTACCACTTTCTGCCAGCGCTTGAGCTTTGCCAGGGCTTCGCGTTCCAACACGCCTTGATAGGTTTGCACAACCTGGCGTGGAGCCTTGCCTAAACCGAGTTCGATTAACTGCTTGAGTTCGTCCTTGGGAGCCTTGGCGCTTTTCGTCACCGCCAAACCTTTTTGCGCCACCTGTTGCGCCAGAGTCTTTGGTATTTTGCCCTTCATCAATTCGTCCATGCCCTCGCGGGTCAGCGCTCTTAGTTCCTTTGCGATGCCACCGTGCGCAACGCTAGCGCCGGTCATTCCGGCGTCTTCCATTTCGCCCTGGGGAAACTCGGACATGATTTGTTCTACGGTGGCCAGACGATCAACGGGAATCAGCCGCCCCAAAAAAGCGTAATGCGTTTTACCCTCGGCTTTGGCTTTGGCGTTCAACTGGTCCATGATTCTCGCCGCAGGATGCTCAGCGGGTTTGATCTCGCCACGCTGCACTTTCACATCGCCCTCGGCGAAATCGGGCAGCAGCCTCCGCGCCGTGGTGATGATTTCCATCAGCGTGGTTCCGCCCTGACCGAGCATAACGCCGATATTCCCGGCGACGCCCCTGGCCGAGTCTTCGGGAGAATCAGCCATCGTGGTTCGGCCCTGACCGAGCATAACGCCGATAGTCCCGGCGATGCGCCTGGCCGAGTCTTCGGGAGAATCAGCCATCGTGGTTCGGCCCTGACCGAGCATAACGCCGATATTCCCGGCGATGCCCCTGGCCAAGTCTTCGGGAGAATCAGCCATCGCGGTTACAAGCCTTCGGGAATCTCCGCCCACCACAACGCCAGCAACGCGCTAATAGCGGTGGTCAGACAGAAGGTGTTCACCGAACATCCGGGTTTCACAATTAACGCGCCGTCGATTTCATCGCGGATAAACGGCGGCGTGATAGACCCCGTGGCCACCGGGCCGCCGGGGATGGGACGCACGGCAACCGGAGTGTTGGGCAGCGTAGCCGAGGAATCGCAGAGCCCGACACCAATGGAACCATCGCCCAACAGCGCGTTTCTCACGGTAAGCGGCGTGGTATGTGTGACACCTGTCGGTGTCGGCGATCCAAATTGAGCCGCCCAACCCAGCGTAGCCACACCGGCGGGCGCCGTTGTCAAAGCGGCAAGAAAATCCAAGAGCACAAGATTTTTTCCACTGCCTGCGGGATTCGAAAGTATGATTCCCGTCGCCGTTGCGCTCAGCGTCGTCGTCAACGCAACCCCGGCTTGCGTGCAGGCAAAAAACACCAGCCCGTTTCTGACGGCTTCGAAGTATTTTCCCAAGCCAGCATCGCCGACGATCAGCTCGGCGGTCTTGCCCAAGCGCAGTTCCCCCGGTGAGCCCGGACTAAGCACGCCGCGTAAGCCTACACGTCCTTCAGCAAAACTCATAACTACCTCCCAGTGATTCTTTCCTGTGTCCCAGCGCGTCCCACGTCGTCCCACTGAGGCCCAAACGGTGACGCCGTCGTTAGTATGCGATCAACAACAACGTGTTGAAGGTCGCCTGGTTTCGTCAGCCGTCGCACACCGGCATCGACGCGCGGGTCAAACACGCGCTGTTCAAACGGCCAATTATCAACCGGCGGCGTCACGTTCGCCATTAGATCACGACTTTTACCGGCGTTCCGCCTTCGTGGAGCACGGTAATTTTAACCGGACTTTCGATAACCACCCTAACACGGATTCCTGCGTCAATAAGCACCCGGCTTTCAATACCACCAGCAATCACGACTTCAACCTCGTCGCCGTCTACAAGCCCGCCGCCCGACCGTTCGAGTATGAGAAAGCCGCTGCCGTCTTCAAGCGATATTCTATCTCCGTTTTCTTGTAGTAAATAATCAATTGCCATTGCCCTTGGGTTTCATGGCCACACATTGCAGCGTTTCTTGACTATGCGACCACCGAATCTCAACCCGAACAACCTCAAAACCCGCAGCTTCACAGTCTGCTTTTATACCAGCCGCAGTAAACGCGCATTTATGAAACTCGCCAGCGTGAGCCTGATTGCCAAATACCATCGCTTCGGCCCACGGTCGATCAGCGCCCGTCAACCAGTACCGCGCGACGTAGTCAAAATTGGGCACGGAAATAATTGCGGTTGCCCCAGGTTTAAGCACCCGTAGCCATTCCTTCAGTGTCTTATGAACCTCGCCAACGGCAACGTGTTCTAGCGAATGCTCGCTCCAAATAGCTTCGATGGAATTGTCCGGCACGGGAATCTCCCACATCGGACATTTCAAATCAGCTTCGGGATGAAATAAATCCACGGTGGTGTAATCGACATCGCGACGATTGCCACCCGAACCTATATCGAGTTTGCTTGCAGTGATTTCAAGCGGCTTTCGTGCCGCGTTTGTTTTTGCGTGTCGAGCCATTAAGTTCTTTCTCCAAAGACGGAGGGAGTTTAGTTCCAAAATCTTTGGGCATCTGCGGAGTGGGACAGATTAGACCTTTGATGGTGCTAGGCCCTAAATTATCAAATGCGTATTGGTAGCCATCCAGATGTTTGACCTCGAATTTGTTCATCAGCTTGCAGTATCCACCCTTGTAACGATCCTCGGTTCGAAAAATCGCCGCCGCCATGTTGCCATATTCTTCAAATTCCTGAATTGCACGCGCGAGCAGGGATCGCGTCATCAACATACAACCCAATTCTGAGTAGAACCACGAATCTTGTTTTAACCCGGAAGCTTCAACGGCGGTATTGTGCATAGGGTAACAATGGGTTACCAGATGCAGGTTGCCAAACAACGCCAGATCGATCATGATTTCAAGCGACTCCGGCGCCGGAATATTATCCGCTTCAACGGAGTACACCCAGTAGCAGTCCAGGGCTTCGGCTCGCTTCAGGATGAGCTTCCAACAACCGAAAAACGTTCGGTCCCAATCGACCCAGGGATCGAGATGAGTACAATCGATTCCCAGTGACTTGATGCGGTCAAAGTAAGCTAGACTTCCACGAGTGTTGTCGACTTGGTAAGCGGTTTTATCCGCATAGGTTAGAGCGTTAAATGCGGCTACCCAATCTTCAAGACAGTATTCTTTACCGGCGTAAGTTGGGCACGCAACCAAAGCTTTGCCTTTTTCGCTCATGTCATCCTCTGAATAAACGCAAGCGCAAAATAAGACGGCAAATTACTCACGGTGTCATGGAGAGATAACGTGTGAACACCGGGCTGTGTGAATGAGTGCGTGAGTGTTCCCGCGGTGCCATGATCGCCAGGTTGAGTGATCGAATGTACACCGTAGTCGGTGCCGGCGTGCGTGCCTATGCCTTGATGCGACTGGGAAGCCAGGGTGTGATCGGCGTGCGTCAACGTCGTCGCAGGATGTGAACCACTGATCGAGGCAACGCTGTGATCGGCATGGGTAATCGTCGATGCGGCGTGAGTATGAGTAACGGAGGCATCGGAACCCGTAAACGACGCCAGACTGTGATCGGCATGCTTTAAAGTCAACGAGGCATGACTGTGTGTGCCCGATGCTACAGTGCCCGTGCTCGATGCATCACTACCAGTATGGGATTGCACGCTTACAATCCCTGACCGATTTGTACCACTCGCAAACGATGCCACACCGGCGGTTGACGCATGGGTGTGAGTTTGCGATGCAATACTGAAGGTTTGCGACGCGTGTGTTCCCGAAAATGAGGCGACACTAATGTCGTTATGCGTCACCGTGACAGCCGCATGGGTGTGAGTTTGCGATGCTTCAGTTCCACTAAACGACGCCAGACTGTGATCGGCGTGGGTAAGCGTAACCGCCGGGTGAGTGTGTGTAACCGAGGCAACGGCGTGATCGGCGTGATTAAAGGTTTGCGAAACGTGAGAGAGTGCAGCGTGAGTAAGATCGGGATGATTCGCAATCGCTAACGCGTGCGTCAACCCAGTATGATCGCCAACCGCACCGCCACTGTGACTTAAATTGCCATGCGCGCTGTGTAGATGCCCGGTATTGCCCCCGGTTTGGGATAGACTGCCCTCGATGTTGGTTTTAGCCAGGCCGCCATGATCTTGACTGGCGCCAACGATGAAACGGTCGCGCAAATCTGGACCGGGAGAATTCGCGATGCCGTTGCATAATGCCCATGGTGATGGAATATCGGCAATCGTGCCGCTCCACATGATAATACCACCAACCGGCACGATCGCAGCAGCCAGCAACGCGGCGATGGCAGCAGCGGTGCTCTGACGAGTCTCGCTTGCCTGCACTACGGGTAACAATTCGGTGCCGTCCAACGCTGTGGCTGACGGCAATTCTGAGATTTTAAGATCGGCCATTTACACCGCTTACGCCGCAAACTGACTTTTGAGCCTTGAAATTTCGCCCTTTATCGCGGATAGCACTTCTTGCGCGCGTTTGATCTCCTCGTTCTTAGCCGCGATCATCGCGTTCTTTTCCGCCGCAGACTCCTTGATTTGCTCGACACTATTTGCAGCTTCGGCGCGCAGGACTTTGTTTTTCTCTCTCTGTTCTGCGGCCTCTATTTGCAATGACTGCACTAGCTTGTGATGCTCCGCTCGTGCCTGCGCAGCCTTTCCGGCGTATTCGTCGAGTTGGATTTTGAATCCTTCAATCGCCTTTTGAGTTTCGATCTTCTCAGCTTCAAACTGAGTAAGTTTATCCTCGGCGATTTCTGCGGCTTCAACGATTTCTGCGGCTTTGATTATTGCCGGAGCGAAATCCAAAAAAGGTTTCAGCGCATTTCTGATTTCATCGCTTGTCATTGTCATCCCCTCTTTGTTAATACGATAAGTCTTTGATCCCCGGAATCCCAAATATTGAAACCTGAGAAATACTCAGCGAGTTTTTTCAGCCACCAGTCCTGGTTTTCCACGGTCAAGTGCAGGCGTTCGCCGATCCTCGCACCGAAACCGTCGTGAAACATGGCGATTTGCAGAAACGCGCCCTTAAGCGCCAAGCGCCGGATGACGGCCAAACTTTTGTCGATATGTTCGGGCGGGATGTGTTCGAGCACGTCGCAGCAATACACCCAATCCGCAGGGTCGGTGTCGTCGTCGAGCCACACGCAGTGTTCGATGAAGGGAAACTCAAGTCTGGCGATATCTGCGTCGACAGCCTTGGCGCTGATGTCGTAGAGCGTCACATCGAGACCGCGATTGTAGAGGGCAAGCCCGGCTCTGCCGGTGCCGCAACCCAAATCGATCAGGGTGTCGCCGGGCTCATAATCGGCGTGCTTCAAAAAGTAGTCGACAAGTCTTTCGCCGGGCGAATCATTTCTGTACGCCGGCACTTCCGTCCACATGCGTTCGTATTTTCGCCGCTCGGCTTCGACGGTGTTCATGTCGCCGCGGTGTCTCTGGATTCCACCCAGGCGCCCTGCGTCAACGCCGCGGTCATGGGGCGCTGAAAACGCACCGAAACATTGCCGTCAAAGTTTTGGTGCTGATGGCCGACAACCCAGGTGCCAGCCGTCATGCGCGTAGTCACCAGGGCTTCAGCCTGCGCACGCCCGGTATCGTTGTTGGCAAAATTAGCCATGTTCACACCCTCCCAAAAAAATCAGCCGTCCAACCGTCGGTACTGCGCACGATGGTTTTAAACTCAGGCAAGCGCAGCATTTCGTTTCTCAGCATTCTGACTACGCCGTCCTCGTGATAGGCGGGATTAGTTGGCCTGGTCTCCCAAAACCTCGGCGTGTTATCGCCGGGACAGCCTATCAGTGTGATGCTGCCGGCACCCATGAGCCAAGCTATTTGCATGGCGAAGTATCCCGATAGCGGCATCAAGGGTTCAAGGTTCTGCCAGCA